TAAGCATGCAGAAGCAGGCTTTTTTATTTTTAGAAAAGGAGTGAAAAGATGGATCGTATTGATGTATTAATAAAATCATTTATTTTTACCTTCGGTGGCTTCTGTGGGTACTTTTTGGGAGGGTGGGATACAACATTGAGGGTTCTACTTATAATGGCAGCTATCGACTATATAACAGGAGTAATCGCAGCAGGATATAACGGAGAATTAAAAAGTAAAGTAGGATTCAAAGGCATCGCCAAAAAGGTGGTGCTTTTTCTTTTGGTCGGGGCAGCTGCTCAAGCTGATTTAGCCATAGGATCAAATAGTGCTATTCGTGAAGCGACAATCTTTTTCTTTATCGGAAATGAATTGCTTTCACTTTTAGAAAACGCTGGTCGTATGGGAATTCCTCTTCCACAATCTTTGACAAACGCGGTTGAGGTTTTAGGTGGTAAACAAAAACAAGAAGATAAAAAAGGAGATGTTGAATAATGGGTAAAGTTATCGATATTTCGAAATGGAATGCAGGTTCAATAAAATGGGATGTACTTGGCCCACAATTAGATTTATGTATCTGTCGTGTGCAATACGGTTCTAATATGATAGATCAATATTATAACGGATATGTTAAAGAATTAGAGAAACTAAATATCCCCCATGCCGCTTATGCATATGGTTGTTTTGTAAGTGTAAATGATGCGATTAAAGAAGCAGATGATTTTATGGCTCGTGTTAGTCCTAATGCTAAATTCTTAGTTTTAGATACTGAAGATGATACATTGAAATCATGTGGAGAACAAAAGATAGCGGAAGCGTCACAAGCATTCATTAATCGTTGTAAGTCTAAAGGGTGGAAAGTTGGTTTTTATGTAAGTCACCACATGTATAACAAATATGGGTTAAACAAAGTGAAAGCTGATTTCCTTTGGATTCCACGATATGGTGGTCCGAAACCCGCTTACAAATGTGATATTTGGCAATACGCAGATGGAGAAACAGGCGGGTGGCTTGATGGGATTGGAAAAGTTGATTTAAATTCTTTAGTTGGAGATAAACCTTTATCTTGGTTCATTGGAGAAAAACAACCTGAACAATCTGTTTCTAACGGTGGTTATCAATATGTTAAATCTGGTGGGTTCGGTGTCTCATTGGTTCCTGAAGTATTAAACGCTATGACTGAACGTGGAACTAAAGGACAAGTTATTTCTGATCCATCAACTGGTATAGCATACTTACAAACTGAAGTATTACCAAATGGTGAATTAGATAAAATCACAGCTTGGATGGATGAAAGACCTGAAGGGAAATGGTTTTACGAGTATTTTAAGAAGTAAAAAATAAGAGCCGTCCTATTGGGCGGCCTTTTTTATTACATCCAAAAATCATCATAATGTACTTCTTTATTAGTTAGCTTCTTTAATGCTTTTATAATTTTTTGAGCATTCTTCATAGTTGGAGAGAATTTATCACCTTGACATACACGACTGATTGTAGATTTACTAACTCCGCTTCTTTCCGCTAATTCTTGCTGAGTAATTTTATTTTTCTCCAGAAAATTGGAGAGCTTTGACTTTCTCCCTTTACCAGAAATAAGCCACCCCATCTTAATCACTCCTGTTTTAAGTTCTTAGTACAAGAGTGGGCAAAAGTTTCATTTTTTAAACATCCCGAAAATAGGAATTCTAAGTATCATGAAAATCTTCTTTTCAGTAAGGAGAGCTTCTTTCCTGGTTCTTCAGCATAGAACTTCATATAGTCGCACATTAAGATGTTAATCAATTTATCAGCGGTATAACCATGCATAGGGAAGGTGTGAGCCATATCCGAGAAAAACACTTCAATCCTTCTCAATGTTTTTCTATCAATCTTTACATCAATTGTTCCGTATCGCTCATCATTTTCATTAAATTCTAATTCATAATCTGTATAGTGCTTCTTACTCTCTAGAATTTGATACAGCTGCTCCATACTATTCTTTGACCTTATATGTTCCAAAAAGTCCTCCACAAGTATCTCAGCTAGATCACTAGCGTTACACTCATAATCTTCCTCTTCCATATCTTCGATAATAATATTCATGCGGAATAAATAAATTTTGAGCATCTTTACTTCAAATCGGTATTTCTCTTTTAATTTCCATTCGATTTTAGTTCGTTCCCACCAATTATTTGCACTCATAAGCTGTATTTCTTTCGTCATAACATCGTATTTACTATACATGCTGTCACCTCTCACATTGTACGTAATGCAAAGCATAAAATACGTGTTGCCGCTGCTCTTTGTGAAACTCCCCATTCAATCGCTAATTGGACAAGCTTAGAATGTGTTTCCTGTCCTAATTTCGCATGGATGTACTTTTTAGTGTCTTTATATTCGTATGCATGTATCTCATTTATATAATCGATTCTGAGGTGTTCTGTGATTATTTTAGACATGTATTGTGTAGTGGTTATTCCTTCTTGGAATGCTGAGGATCTTATTAATTGTCTTTGTATTTCATTTACGGGGATTTTTACATCTTTCTTTTTATCGGAACGAGTTTTACGAGGTTGTTGGTTTGTTATTGTAGTAGATTGTTTTCGAGGTTCGAACATAGGGTTGATTACACTCATGAAGCTCCCCTCTTTCGAAAAATTGCCTCCTCTCTCTTATTTATCTCAGGGACACTTTTCCATAATTCCAATATTCCATGAAAAAGAAGTCGAGAGAGAGGGAGGAGGGTTATTTTCTTTAAATAGTAATTACCAATCGTTTAAACCAGAAATTAAATCCATAGCGCTATTTACAGCGTCTTCAGAAGGTTTTTCATCTTCTCCTGCATCATTCTGTATACCATGAGTGTTTATATTGATTAGTAGCTTTTTAACTAATTGAAGCGGATCTTCTTCACCAGCAACTTCAGCAAGTACCTGGTACATTTCCAATCGCTTTTTAATTTGCTTATTTACGTAACCCTTTTGTCCTTTCCCTTGTTCCTCTAATCGAGTTACAAAGTTGTAAAGAACTTTATCATTGTTAGGGTTAAGCTCAATTTGAAGCTTTTTCTTTTGTAAGTTTGTCAAAGACATCACATCCTAAATAGTAGTATCCTAATAGGTTAGCTTCTTGACCATTTTCTAGAACCGCAAATGTTGGGAATTGCTCTTTTTTCTTCTCAATACGCTTTTTATGAAGCGCAGCCATTCCGCCAGTCCAAACGATTTTATCATATACAGCTAAGTTGAACTTTTGAGAAACTTCACGTAGTGATGAATCGAAATGACGTTGTAACTCTTCATCAACCTTCTCAGCTACGTCTTTATGAGTGTATAAGTCGTATAGAGAACCATTGTACTTGTAACCATTCTCTAAGATGTAGTGCATGTTAGAAACACTTAAATCAGGTGTTTCGCCGATGTTATCGCGAACGATTTGTTCAATGGCCATGAATGCTTTCTCACAACCTAATTCAGTTCCTAGACGATCGATAACAGCATTACCAGACATATCAGTAACATCAAATGTACCAAATCCACCATCGATAATAAGAATACGATCTTCTTTATTAATGATTTCTTTTTTAACTAGGTAGTATTGTGTTCCTACTGGCTGCGGAATCACTAAACACTCTTTTACTTTAACTGTGATTAATTCACCATTTACTTTAACTGCTGTTTCTTCCATAGCTACCTTACGGATTGATTCACGTTGATTACCAAAGTGAGATACTGGAAGACCTGTAACAAGTAATGGAATAGTAACGTTCTTTTTGAAGTCTTTTGCAATGAATCCGAATAGTTGTTTTTTAAACGTTGGATCCTCATAACGTTTCGCTTTGTTCTCACCAAGAGCGCGAATTAATGGAAGCTTTGATTTTCTAGCTTCTTCTCCTATGTAGTAAGGGAAGTCAGTGTTTGTTAGTTCGATTTTCGTAAAACTAGCTTCGTTGTAATAGTCATCAACTGGCGCTAACACCGATAATTCTGTAATAACATCAGCCTCTAGTGATTTATTTTTCTTTGATGCACGCTTTGTAAAGCCGTTTCCTAAGTCAATCGCATACGGATTTCCTAATAACATATATATTCCCCTTTCAAAACCAATGGTTAATCATTGATATTTTTGATTCTAACAGATACTTACGTTTCAATTCAATGAAATATACCAAAAACAATAAAATTATCATTGGTTAATCATTGATTGTTAGTTTGCGAGGTCATAGGGTATCGCAAAGTCTTCGCAATATCTACAAAAATGCATGTTGCGAGGTAGGGAAGACATAGGCTTGTCCTCCCTAAGATTCGTTGAAATCCCCTACAAACCGAAAAATCTCTTTATCACACCAGATATGGTATGTGAAATTTTATATGCAAAAGGTTATCCGAAAATAACCTATGCTCTTTTATATTGTTTCATTATCGATTCAAATTTCTTTTCAGCTTCGTTATTATTTTCCGTTTGACCACTTAACTCTTCTTCCGGATTACTCTTCCACTCAGGTACTGGATCTTTACGAATAATCTTTCTGCCATTAGAACGATTATTCTTTTCTTGTTGCTTACGCTTGAAGTCTTCTGTATATGCATCAATATCTTCAACTCGTTTAACGCCAAACTCATGCCACTTATTTAAAATGCCTTCTATATAACGCAATTCAACTTTATCTGCTTTAATTGCTATTCTAATAGCTTCAATGAATATTGCATGCCCATGTTCACCTAATGTGGCAACCCACTGTTCTATTTGAGATCTTTCGTCTTTAGAAATCCTTTTAATACCTTTGGATTCTTTATAATAATTAATAGCATTACTACTACTACTACTTATATAAGTATTAAAAGAAGTATTAAAAGAAGTATTATTATTACCTTCAAATTTTGAACTACCTGGTTCATTTTTTGAACTACCTAGTTCATTTTTTGAACTACCCTTTTCGTTATTTTTAGGTGGTTCATTTTTTGAACTACCCTTAACAACTTTCTTATTTTCTTCTTTCATAAGCTTCTTAGTGTTCTTACGTTCTCTATCTCGTTGACGTTTCTTCTCTACAGCAACTTCATTATCAATAGAGTTATAGCGTATAGTTTCAGGTATTTCTAAAAGCCAGTAAGTGTTAGGGTGAAACTCGCCATTAGCTTTTTTACCGCCTTCTTCAACTTCTACTAGATCCATATCCACTAAACGTTTAATTGAATCACGAATAGTGTTTTTACTTTTTGTAGCGCACATAGCTGCAATGGTTCCGATTGATGGTTTAACAGTACTAGTCTCATCGTAGAAGTTAAATCTTTCTAGTACAATATAAACAAGTTTATCTATTGCATAATCGAATGTAATGCAATCTAAAATCTCATTATCTATTTGAGTGAACTTGTTTTTCTTTCTACTTTTGACTTTAAATGAGTCTTGGTTGTTGTTTTTTGACATAAAAAAATCCTCCATTTTCCACCCCGGCTTAAAATTGGGTATGTCAAAATAGAGGAATTGTATTTACGTTTTTTTGAAGTTATGATACTATCAATATAGACAGCAATAACTAAATGACGTAACTTACAAAACCTCTGCTTTTGGAGTTTTTAAATGGTGTTCTGGCGACCAACCTTGAACCATCTAAAAACTAAGCCGGGGGTTTTTTAATTTTATATAAAGTTAATTGTTTAAAAATCTATGTATCTACCCTCAATCATAGCAGAGATTTGACGAAAAAAGAAGACAAAAAGAGAAGACACTCGAATGAGTGTCTTTTTTTACTTGATTATAAGAGTGCTTTTACATTTCAAACACTGTATCTCTTTTTGGTTGAATACTAACGGTTGCTGTCTATTACAGGAAGGACACGTAACACCTACTGGTACTTTAATATTCTTATAGCAAAAGAACCCTATAATAGCGCAAATACCAGCGAATATGAATTGCGATACTAAAAGGGAGATAACAGCAATAACGACCATAAGGACAGCTAGCGGCATCATCATTTTTCTTGCTACTGAATTGGCTTTATTATCTTTAATCCTAACTGCATTAACTTCAAATACTTGATGATTGTTAATTTGATGCTGAACGTTCTGAGTAGCTTGTGATTTGTTACCTTTCTTGTTACTTAAACGTTTCTCATAAGATAATCCAGTTTCAGGAACAGAAGTTGTAATTCTAGTTCCTGATGGTCCAGTACTAACACGAGCACCTTTAACCCCAGCGCTAACACCTACACCACTTCTACTTAGATTTACTTTAACACCAGGAGCCACCTTTATACTTTTACGAAACTTAAACCCCATATTATTGCACCCTTTCTATAAGTGGTGATGCGATTGTTGGCATTCCAGTCAGAGCATCTTTCTCCATGAACTTTCCGTACACTCGAACTGTATCTCCTTCTTTGAAGTGTTCTTTATTTGTATTATCTGTATCAGCATTTAATACTTTAAATACTCCAATTCCACCATTCTCTTCTGTTTTCAACATGAAATAATCAGATGTTTTTAATTCTTGTTCAACAGCCGATAACAATTTATCAATTTTCCCCTCAAAGAATACCTTCTTATCCGTAGGTGGGTTATCACTATTAAACTCAACAAAGTCACCTTTTACAGCTTCTTTCTTGAATGACTCGTTTATTTCCTTCTGTGATGGTTTCTTTTCTTCCTGTTTAGGTGTATTCACTTCTGTAGTTGTTTTTTCTTGCGATCCGCATGCCGCTAATGAAAATGCAATCGCTCCACAAGTTATAAGAGTAGTTATTTTCTTTAACATTTTCTTCCTCCGAGTATGTAAAATTGTAATATTTATAGAAAGCATAACAAATTCAGTTACAACTATTTTGTCATATTATGTCGAATAAAAATAAAAAAAGAGAGCAATTTGCTCTCTTACCACTTTTGGTAAAATTATGTAAAATTTTACCTCTTTTCATTGGAAAACATTTCCCCTACAATGTACTTAAATCAGAATATATCTTGATTATCCTCAAGCATATCGATTAATACGGAGACTTGCTTACAAAAACGTTCTCTCTGATGTTCATTTAACGCCGTATACGTTGTTTGGACATTGGATAATAGTTCTTGTAATGGTTCATCTTCAAAATCACTCTTGAAGCCAATAAGCACGTCTACCGATACATTGAAGAAGGAGGCGATAATAACCAAAGTGTCTATATCTGGTTGATACCGATCCGTT